GTTGCAGTTCTTACTTGAACGTGTTTAAACTGACCTACAATTTCTATTTGATCTTCTATTACCTCTTCTGTTAATGCCATATTTATCTCCTATTTAATTATACTTCATAAGTAGCTGAACCATAAGTTCTATTTTTTGCTGACCCAGTATTCATATGAGCTATTGATATACCACCATACGTAACACTTGAACCACCTACTACATAGCTTAAAAAGATTGTACTATCTGCTCTAACCCAACCTGTAGTTGGAACACTAATTGACCAACCATCTTGAGCAGCATGAGAAACTGGAGCAACTCCTGTAGGAGAGCCATTAGCAAAAGGTAATCCTGTAATTATTAGACTACCACTTGCAGAACCTTTAGTTAAGGCAGATGTTCTTATTGCAAAATTTATAGCAACTAACCTACCTACTTTTGTATAAGTTCCCTGTTGAATATCATGAGTAATACTTGAAAATTGATCTCCAGTCATATAATAAACTGGTGTCCAAGTACCCTCTTCATAATCGTCTAAATAATTTGCACTACCAGTGCCACCGATATATGCTCCACCAGAGAGGTAGAGGTCTTTCCATCTACCACCTGATCTACCCAAATTAACAGCATTATCTTTACTTAACCAAGGACCTAAATGATATGAGCCACTATTTGAATATTGAAGACCATCACTGTCTCCAGTGAGTTTCTGAGAAATATACTGAATTCCTGATGGTGTAGATATTACCAATTCACCTGTGCCAGAACCAATGCTTCCATGCTCTACTCCGTCTTTGTGCAACTCAATAATATCACCATGACTTGTTTTACGATTTAGTTGTAATGGTCCACCTCCATCATAAGTTATGAACACACGACCACTTGAATTTATCTCTGTACCAGCAGTTGCAAAATTTG